CTTATACCGAGGACGACGAGGAGGCTGTTCGTGAACTGCTGGGCGTAGAGGAAATCGAAAAGGTCGTTTACGACATAAGCGAGCTGAAATAACGGGGGCTGTTATGGTTGTAAAATCGCAAGTGGCAGAAATGCTGGAACGGGCTGATAAGCTATTCCCGATTTGCATACCGTCTTACAAGCGTTGGGACAGGAAAGAGAACAAAACGCTTACAAGGCTCATTGAAAAGTGCGACAAGGCCGTTCAGGACAACACGTACGTTTTCGTTCGTGAAGAGCAGTACGGGCTTTACCGTGAAAGCTTCCCGTCGGTGAATATTGTGAAGCTTCCACAGGTAAACGGGCTGGCGAGCACACGTCAATACATTGTGGACTTTGTGCTCGGCGAGCTCGGCCAGCCGTATTTTATGGATATGGACGACGACATAATGAACCTGAAAGTCGTCACGACCGATACCGACGGCAAACCGAAATTGTCCCTTTTGGGGGAGTTTGATACCGCAAAGGTAATTAGGCTCGGCTGTCTTATTTCGGAGCTTGCATTCAGCGATTTTGGGTGTTTGCTGGGGAGCTTTAGGAGAGTTCGCTTCGCAAATCATAAAGAATTTGCTCAAACGGCGATAATGATAAATAAAGGGGCGACGCCGAGGCAGGTAATGTTCATCAACGCCGAGGGCTTACGCAAGGCGGGTATTCGCAGGAATATGATGTTCGACCCAACAGGCGACGACGTCGGCTTTGTGGCTGAAATCGCCAAGGTACGGGGCAATATGTTCAATATCCCGTTCCTTGCGTATGCGTTCATTGACGACGCAGTAAACAGCGTAATCAGGAACGACGACAACAGGCGACAGCTTGCGCAGTACGAGGAACGTTGTATTAAGCAGTACCCAATGCGCAATTATATGCGAGTGCCGTTCACATTCGAGGACGGGAGCTACAAGTTTTGCGACATCGACTTCACGAAGTACAGAAAAGTCACGGGCGCAAAGGGCAAGAACGTTCCTCTCGACTACGTTTATAAATGGATAATGCAGGGGGGTACGAAATGAATAGACCGTATTACCCGTTCTGTGTACAGATAGAGCTTGTGCAAGGCTGTAACAGGAATTGCGAGTTCTGTGGGACACAAGGCATAGAAAAGACCGTTCATTTTACGACTGCGGACACAATATCCCACGTCGCAAGGCTTCTCAAAAGGAGCGGCTTTACGGGACGCATACTTTTAGCGGGGCACGGCGAGCCGACGCTTCACCCTGAAGCGGCAAAGCTCGTCGGAATAATGAAAGCGGCGTTGCCAAAGGCGCATATTTCAATGTTCACGAACGGCTATGGTGTTCTCAAGAAGCCCGAACTGCTTCATCAGCTTTTTGGGGCTGGTCTGGACGCAATAATGTTCGACGAATACTCGGACAATATCCTTTACCGCAAGATAAAGAGCATTGAGGGCATAAACCGTTACACAGTTGATGTGCTTTATAAGGGCGTTCCGCTCTTTGACCGCAGTAAGAAAAAGCGTGTCGTGATAGCTCCGCCGATAGAAGAGGGCGAAACGAAAATGAACCGTAAGCTGTGTAATCATTGCGGGGCAGGTATGCCGCCGCTGAAAAGGCCGCTTGCGAAAAAGTGCAGTATCATTTTCAGGGACTTTTTTATCCGCTGGGACGGCAACGTGGCGATATGCTGTAACGATTTTAGAGGCGAATATTACGTCTGCAATATTAACGAGTGTAACGTTTTCGAAGAGGCTTATTTCCACCCACGTCTTGAGGCCGCAAGGAAGCGTCTTATGCAGAATGACAGGGGCTTTTACCCGTGTTCTATCTGCGACGTAACGCCTTTGAGAGTTGGGCTTTTACCCGACAAAAAGGGGACGTACACAATGCCGCTTCCTACCGAGGCCGACATAAGGCTCACGGAAAATAAATACCCGCCGCTGGCGGTTCTGCGAAAGAGGGAATGGGAATGAGCGAAAAGATTACATACGGTTATGGCTCGCCGAGATGGACGGGCGAAATTGCGGACTGTTCCCTGCCTATGACGCTTGACACGTATAGCAACTGTTCATTCGGTTGCGTTTACTGCTTCAGTCAGTACCAGCGAGCCGTCGGGAACACAAAGGAACAGTATCTCTCGAAGCAGGTTAAGGCGATTAACCCTGAAAAGATAAGAAAGCTTTTCAGCGGCGAGGACACGGAAAATCAGTTTTGGGCGTGGGTAAAAGACAGGCGGCCTATTCAGTACGGCGGCTTGTCCGACCAGTTCGACGGCTACGAGAAGAAGTACGGAGTGACGTACGAGGTGCTGAAATATCTCCGTGAAATCAATTACCCGATTTGCTTCAGCACGAAGTCGGCGTGGGTATTCCACGACGAGAAGTACAGGGAGCTTTTTAAGGGGGCGGATAATTGGAACGTTAAGTTCTCGATTATAACCCTCGATGAGAACGACGCTCGCAGGATAGAAGTCGGAGTACCGACTCCGAGGGAACGCCTTGCGGCTATGGAAGAGTACAACAAGCTGTCAAAGGGCGGCACGACCTTAAGGCTTCGCCCGTTTATCTGCGGGGTAAGCGACAAGACGTATCTCGACCTGATAAGAGCGGCGGCGGACGCTGGGGCTTCGGCCGTTACGACGGAGTTCTTCTGTTTGGAAATGCGGAGCGTAAAGACGGCCGCTGAACATTACAAGGTTATCTCCGAGTGCGCAGGCTTCGACGTCGTGGAGTTCTATCGTAAGTATTCAAACGGTTCGGGCTATTTACGCCTTAACCGCAAGATAAAGGAAAAGTACATCTACGAAATGAAGAACCTTTGCCACGAGCTGGGGCTTCGCTTCTATGTATCGGACTCGCACTTTAAGGAGTGCTCGGACAACTGCTGTTGCTGTGCGCTTCCGCCCGAATGGGAGTATTCAAGAGGGCATTTTGCGGCGGCCTTGCAGATAGCGAAGAAAACGGGCTCGGTGCGTTGGTCGGACATTGAAAAGGATATGTACTACCTGAATATGGAGTACAAAAAGGCGGCGGGCTTCAACGTGAACTCAAGCGAGAACAGGGCGAAGTTTGCCACTATGACAATGAAGGACTATTTGCGGTACTTATGGAACAACCCGCAGAGGGGGCAAAGCCCGTACAAAATCTTTGAACGGGTGCTCGTGCCCGACGGCTACGACGAAGACCGCAATATCATATACAGATACAACAACGACGTGACCTTTGAGCCGCATTCGGACGAGAAAACCGTTCAGGCACTCAAAGTATAAATAGCATTTTTAGAAGCTAAAAAAATGGGACGAAAAAGCAAGTACGAAACGAACATACAGCCGCACCTTGAGGAGATACCGAAATGGTACGAAACAATGACCGAGGCCGAGATAGCAAAAAAGCTCGGAGTGTCGGTTGCGACGTTCGAGAACTACAAGAATAAATACCCTGAATTGGTAGGCGTTCTGCATTCAGCAAAAGCAGAGCTCGTGGAGAGCCTGAAAACGTCCCTCAAGAAAAAAGCCTTGGGCTTCAAGTACACGGAAACGAAGAGGACAATTCGCAACGTAGACGGAAAGGACACAAAGGTTATCGAAGAGTTTGAACGATACAGTCCGCCCGACACGGGGGCAATACATTTGCTCCTTAAGAACTTGGACGACGAGTGGCGCAACGATGACCGAATAACGGTTGATTTTCACAGGGAGAAATTGGAATTAGAGAAGCTGAAAATGGAGAGTGAAAACTGGGTATGAGTGAGGCCATAGTCGTAGCAATTATTACAGGCGTTTTCGCCGTAATAGCGCAGATAGTCATTTCAAAACAGAGGGCGAAAGACCTCTACGCAGAGTTGGATAAACGGAGCGAACTTTCGGACGCCAAAATACACGGCGAAATTGATGTAATTAAGCAGGAGATTTTTTCACTCCGTCAAGACACACAAAAGCACAACAAGGTTATCGAGCGCACCTATAAGCTCGAGGAGAAGGTAAGCGTCCACGAGGAGAAAATTAAAGTCGCAAATAACAGGATAGCAGACCTTGAAAGAAAGGCGGGCTGACAATAGCAGAAATAGCGAGTTGGAAAGCGATTTATAAAGGAGCAACTATGACAGACAGAACATTCAATTTCATCAGGTTTTTAGCCGAGATAGGCATTACCGCCATTGGCACTTTCTACAAGGTCATCGCAGAGATATGGGACTTGCCCTATGGCGAAGCTGTCCTTGCGACTTGCGTAGCACTCTCAACCCTGATAGGGGTATTCACCGAGTGGCAGAGAACGCAGTACGCAAAGTCAAAGATGGCACTTTCCCCTGTTGATGACGCTACACCTATCAACATAGCCGATGACGCACCCGTTCTTGACGCAGAAACGGGCGAGGAAAAGACTTACGCCGAGATTAAGGCAGAGGAGATAGAGTAATGGCTTATGAAATAGCGATGACCGCTAAAGAGTACGTCGAAAAGCTTATCCATATAGCCCGTGACTTGGAGACCGAGTACAACAACACGTTCCCCAAAAACCTCGGATACTATAACAAGAACGGGAAGTTCTCTTGGGACTGCTGGAACTTGACGCCAAAGACGATAATTTGGGGCTGGGAAGAGAAAAAAAAGGTTGGGTATTACTGCTTCAATAAAGGCAGATACGGCCTCGGCGACTGGGCTGGAAGTACAATTCTCAACTGTTGCAAAGAGGTATCTTCTGACTTCTCCAAGCTTACGGCGGGCGAGTACCTGCTTACGCCTGACGGCGACCACGCAGGGGCGTATATAGGCGAGTACATCATAAACGGCAAATGCGTCAACGTAGTTGAGTGTACGACGAGCTGGGGAGTAAGGCGTGTGACGTTCTCTTACGTGTCTAAAACGGGGCTTCGGTATCGCTGTCAAAACGGCACGCAAGCTCCGACAAGGTGGGCGAAGCACGGAAAGCTTCCGTGGATAGATTACAGCGTGCTTCCCGAGCCGACGCCTGTTCCGCCGACGCCTGAAGAGAACGTTTATTATACCGTCAAGCGGGGCGACAACCTCACGAAGATAGCAAAGGTCTATAACACGACCGTTACACAGCTGGTCGTATGGAACAAGATAGTAAACCCGAACTTAATCTACGTGGGGCAGGTGCTAATCGTAGGCAAGAAGAAGCCGTCGCCTGAACCTACGAAAGAATACTATACCGTCAAGCGTGGCGATACGCTGTCGAGGATAGCACGCACGTACGGGACAACGGTCTCCCAGCTCGTAAGCTGGAACAAGATAAAGAACCCGAACATCATATACGTCGGGCAGGTAATAAGAGTGAGGTAAAGCTATGGCAAAACTGATAGAAAAAGACAGCTTTTCAATGATAGACGGCCTTGCGGACGGCGTAAATAAGATAGACATAAATACCGCTGTATCTTTAACGGATACCTCATTCGGTGGCAGGGGCGTTGCGGCAAGGGACACGCTGTCTTCAAACGTATGCTCCTTAAACATAATACTCCCGAACAAGCTGGCCGTGCTGAATATCCCGAACGTGGAAATAAAGAGCGACAGAACGTACGCAAAGAGAACGTCTTACAAGATAGGCAACTTCACGGCGGCGGCGCACGCACAGCTCCCGACGAAGTTTATTGCGTTCGGGATAGGGCAGATAGAGGACAAGCTGGTGCAGGTTTTCGTGAGCAGGGGTATGGCAGACCTGTTCTCGAACGGAATATGGTTCAGGCCTATCAACGAGGCGATAACGCCTACGCCTGCGTCGGGTGGCGACTGGAATTACAGCAATCTGTTCATTCCGCAGATGATTATTGTGGATATGGCGTAATGACCGTAGCGCAGTTCTATAAAAGCAAAGAGTGGGAAAATCTCCGCTTACAGCTTATGCAAGAGCGGACGAACGAGCGAGGGGAGCTCCTATGCGAATACTGCGGCCAGCCGATAAACAAGAAATACGACTGCATAGGACATCACGTAATTGAGTTGACCGAGGAAAACGTTAACGACTTCAATATCTCCCTGAATAAAGATAACATTCGGCTAATTCACTTCAGGTGTCATAACTTAATACATAAGAGGTTTGAGGGCTTTAGGCAAGAGGTTTACCTCGTATATGGAGCTCCTTGCTCGGGAAAGACTACGTGGGTAAACGAGGTCGCTAACGACGACGACCTGATACTCGATATAGACAAGCTGTGGGAAGCGGTCTGCAAGAGCGACAGGGAACACAAACCGAACAGGTTAAAGGCAAACGTGTTCGGCCTGCGGGACTGCCTGCTGGAACAGATAAAGACACGGACGGGCAAATGGAGAAACGCCTATGTAATAGGAACGTACCCATTACGTACAGACAGGGACAGGCTATGCGGCCTGCTGAATGCGAAGCCCGTTTACATCGAAGCTGATGAGGCGGAATGTATGGAACGTGCTACTACGGAAGAGTGGAAACAATTTGTTCGGGAGTGGTTCGGAACGTTCACGGCGTAGTCCCCCCATTCCGAAAAAACGTTTGCGGGCTCAAGGTCC